CGAAGACTGGCGCTGACCCGTTTATGACGGATGTCAACCGCCAGTACTCGATGTCTGTCTATCTGGTCATTGACTCACCTACGGTCGGTTTCACCGACACGGAGGTGGGTCAGCAGGCGCAAGCGCTTGTTGACTGGATCGACATTCCCGCCAACCTTGCCAAGGTTGTTGCGGGCGAGTCCTGACACGAGGTGCAGGGGGGAACGCCGTGAGGCGTCCCCCCCGCATCGAACATGGCTAGGAATCTCCTGACCCCTTGAAAGGGGCGAAGATGAAAAGCCGAAGTGAGATCTGGCTCCGGGCACTAGAAGAACTAGGTGCCCAGTGCTCAGTCAGCACCACGCGCGACGCTGAAACGCTAGCGCGGCGCGTTGCACAAGAAGGTGAGTCGTTCTTTACGCTCACCCTTCCCGCTTTTGGCAAGGCGTTTGAACAATGCCTTGCCAGGCGGGAAATCCCCTCGACGGCCTTTCAGGGTTGGAAGCGGGGCGACATGCTTGTCAACTTCGTTGTTGACAGCACGCTCGTCGTCGACTCCACCTTGTTTAAGGGTCGTGGAATCCCCAAATTCTTGGGTGAATTCCTGGGTCTTGTGTTCCGTGATGTTGATTCGGTGCCGTGTAGCTACGCCGAGATCAGCGATGACTACCTGGAGTCCGTGCCCACCCTCAGAAACTTCTACGAGGGTGTCGCGTTTGACCGTCAGGTAGGAGCTGTTGCCGCTGTGCGGCAGCTCACGCTCATGTTTGCCAAGGAGAAGGTGCTCTGCACCGACGACAAGGTTGACCGAGCGTTCAAGAGCTACGTGGAAACCGATCAGGAGCTTGATAACCCTCTTTGCTAGCGGTTCAGTTCGTACCCTCTTCCAAGAGGACCGGCTGAACCGCGTTCGCAAGGTGGTTACTCTCGTGTTCGGGGAGGCGCTTACCGAAGTAGATCGTGAGATCTACGAGGGGACGTTGCTCCCTGCACATGGGCCTGGAGCCACTGCTGACCGCCTTAAGGGCAATCAGAAGTGGACCTTCCCGACATGGCATGATCGATTGGAATCGCTGTTTCCTTACACGGAATATGCGCTTCCCGGTCATAACCATTTCTGGAGGGCTAACCAGGCCAAGTTCCTGAGGCCCGAGGAAGAGCCACCCGCAAGGGTGATTGCTATTCCTAAGACGCAGATGACACCACGATTGATCGCGGCAGAGCCGACCTGCATGCAGTATGTGCAGCAGGCGATCTCGCGATCACTTGTGCGACACCTGGAGCGGTTCACCCGTTCCAAGTGGTTCGTTGGATTCACGGAGCAATGGCCAAACCAAGCCCTTGCCCAAATTGGATCCGCGGATGGGTCGCTCGCTACGCTAGATCTTAGCGAAGCAAGTGACCGTGTCTCGAACTGGCTCGTCGAAGATCTGTTCGCTGACTTCCCATGGTTCTTAGAGGGAATTCAAGCTTGCAGGTCAACGCGGGCTGTGTTGCCTTCTGGAGAAGTAGTAACGCTCCAGAAGTTCGCGTCGATGGGCTCTGCGATGTCATTCCCAATCGAAGCGATGGTGTTTGCTGCCGTCGTTCTCGAGCGGGTGTTGCATTGTGACGGCCTGCCGATCTCCCACGCCTCATTGAAGAGGTACTGGGACATGGTGCGCGTGTACGGAGATGACATCATCGCTCCGTCGCACACGGCTGAAACTGTGATTGATGGCCTCGAGGTTTTTGGCTTCAAGGTCAATCGCGCGAAGAGTTTCTGGACTGGAGAGTTCAGAGAGTCTTGCGGCAAGGAATACTTCAGAGGCGAGGACGTATCCATCGTTCGCGTTCGAAAGAGTTTCCCTGCGTCACAGCGGGACGTACCTGAGATCGAGTCTGCGGTGAGCACACGTAACCAGCTAGCCAACGCTGGTATGTGGAAGACCGCGGCTCTTTTCGATGACGGGTTGGAACGTGTCCTTAATGGGCACTATCCGTTCGTCGGCGAAAACTCTCAGGTGTTGGGCAAGCATCACCCCGATGGTCGTTACGACTACCACGGGTATGATAAACACGGCACTCCGTTTGTACGGGGTTACGTGATCCGGCCGAAGATTCCAGAGAATGGGATCGACGACTGGTCTGCCCTCATGAAGTGTCTCCTCTCAGTCGGTGAAGAAACCGATGAGGAGCACCTCTTGCGTTCCGGACGTCCACGAGTCGTTAGCATGAAACTCGTGAAAGCCCGCCCGTTCTAACGAACGGGTGGGTGCTGGGAGGGATCCCAGCATGAGGAGGCTATTCCAGCGCTCCTCTTCT